TTCTATTATCAGCTTATTATGGGCGATCGCACTGACAATATTTTTGGCTTTGACGGAAAGGCTAGACAAACCGTCCCCAAAAAGCTCGAGTCTACTATTGCAGAGTTGGAGAGTTACGACGATGAGCTTGACATGTTTGAGTTTGTCCGTAATCTTTACAACGACGATGACCGCCTTCTTATGAATGGCATATGCCTGTGGATAAGACGTCAAGAAGATGAAATCTGGAAGTTTCCTGCATGAGAAATGGTGGGAAGTGGACAGAAGCCCGTTACCGAAGCTTTGTAACATCTACACTCAGGGCAGGGAGTCGCAAATGGCCTCCTAAGTATGAAACACTTAATGCTGCCAAGACAGAGAAGAAGATTAATAAAGCAACAGGACGTTTAGCACAACATTATCTATGTGCAATGTGTGAACAAGAGTATACACAGAAAGATGTGCAAGTAGACCACATAAAGCCTGTCATTGACCCCAAGAAAGGATTTGTATCTTGGGATACATACATAGACAGAATGTTTTGTGAGGGCAAGAACTTGCAAGTACTGTGCAAAATATGCCACGCAGAGAAAACTAAAATAGAGAAAGAGATATCAAAGAAACATGCTAATAAGTAAAAGTATTGAGACGGAACAAGGTACAGTTAAGTTTGAGGGTGAACTGGAACAGAATGAACTAGACTTCATCCTAAAGATTGGTCTAAACACTTTGTTACAGATGGGTGCTATCCCATTCACTGCAAAGCATTCTGAAGCAGACATAGCCTCTGGTAAGTCTGAACATATCCAATGAGTAACATCCTATTGGGTATCACTGGTTTAATATACATCGGTGTATCCATAGACTACTTCATCAAAGGTAATGTAGGGATGGCTCTGTCATTCTTTGCCTATTCATTAGCAAACGTAGGATTCATTTTAGCAAATGGCGAAACATTTAGTCCTGCCTGACGTACAGGCAAAACCTGGGGTTGACTTTAGTTACCTCAATAAAATCGGTAGGTATGCTGTCGAAAAGAAGCCTGATACAATCGTATGTATTGGAGACTTTGCAGATATGCCTAGTTTATCTAGTTACGATGTTGGAAAGAAAAGCTTTGAAGGCAGACGTTATATCTCAGATATTGAAGCGAGTAAGAGCGCTATGGTTAGCTTCCTGTCTCCGTTATGGGAGTTTAATGCACGAGCTAAGAAAAATAAGGAAAAGCAATACAAACCACAGTTGGTATTGACTCTAGGCAATCATGAAAACAGAATTAACCGAGCTGTCAATGATGATCCAAAGTTGGAAGGAGTTCTTTCAATTGGAGATCTTAATTATGAAGAATATGGTTGGGACGTTCATAACTTCCTTGATGTTGCTGTCATCGATGGTGTTGCTTATTCCCATTACTTTACTACTGGCCTTATGGGCCGTCCTGTCACAACTGCTGCTGCCTGCCTTAGTAAGAAGCATATGTCTTGTATACAAGGACATCAACAGGGCTTACAGATTGCGACAGGTTACAAAGCAGATGGAGGACTCCTCACGTCGGTAATAGCAGGTTCCTGTTACGAACATAATGAAGACTACATGTCCAGCCAAGGCAACAGACATTGGCGTGGGTTCTTGATGCTTCATGATGTACAAGACGGAGAGTTTGACCTAATGCCAGTAAGTCTTAACTACATAAATAAAAAGTATGCTAAATGAAACAGACATAAAAGATTATAAAGAACTAAACATTCCACAACCTGATCCTGTGGAGCATCCCCTACACTACACCGTGCATCCCTCTGGTATTGAATGTATTCAGATTACAGAGCACATGGGATTTAACCTAGGGAATGCTTTAAAGTATATATGGCGTTGTGATCTAAAGAGAGATGCCGTAGAGGACTTACGCAAGGCTATGTGGTACATTAACCGAGAACTGGAGAAGCGCAATGTTAATAAATGAAATTAATGAAAATGAAGACGGTAGCGCTACCCTACAGGTAACCTTTGCACCAAAAGAAGTGGGCTATCTCTTAGAGAAAGCACTCGTCGACATGTTGCGAGAGTACATTGAAAAAACACCTTCCTATGCACATAATGAAACTTGATGAACTAAAAACACTTATTGTGCATAACCTAGATGTTGTAGAATTCTTGGACATTATTGGATGTGATATCTCCGATCTTGTCGAGGCTTTCGAAGACCATATTCATGACTGCTTTGATGACCTAGTTAATGCCGTGGAATGAAGAAGAAACAAGCTAAGAAGCCATTTTTAGAACGAAAACTTCAGGAAAAAGATGCAACAGAAACCATCAGAACCTATCAGCAAAGAAGCAAAGCCTCACCCATACCGTTGCCAGAAGCATCGTATGTGGATGAAAAAAGGCCATTGTGAACTGTGTTGCTTGGAACGAGATGCACAAAAACGAGAAAATGAACTCTTGGGTGGATCCAACAAACCCAAAGTTTTTATAAGGACAATATGACAGAAACAAATCGGTTCCGTAATTCTTTTGGCGAAAATATCTTTCGCTACAAATATGCTCAAGGCCCAGGGGACACGTGGGATAAGTTGGCTGAACGTCTAGTAGAAGATGTTTGTGGTACTCGTTGGGGTACAATGCAAGCTCTCATGTCTAAAGACGAACAGAAACAGCTCGTTGAGTATATCAAGGAAATGAAATTCCTGCCTGGCGGACGCTACCTTTATTATGCAGGTCGTCCATACAAAGCCTATAATAATTGCTATCTGCTACGAGCAGAAGAAGACACAAGAGAAGAATGGAGTGCAGTTACATGGCGTGCAATGAGTTGTTTAATGACTGGGGGCGGAATTGGAATTGACTATTCACGACTCCGTCCTGCTGGAAAGGCTCTTAGTAGAACAGGTGGCACTGCATCAGGACCTATTCCGCTTATGTATGCGATCAACGAAATCGGGCGAAATGTTATGCAAGGAGGCTCGAGACGTTCTGCAATTTATGCCTCTCTTAATTGGGGACATGAAGATGTTAATAAATTCTTGCACGTTAAAGACTGGTCCCCAGACGTAAAGGCTGCTAAGGAAAAAGACTTTAATGCATTTGCTCCATTGGACATGACTAACATTTCTGTTAATTATGACGATGCAGCATTCATGATGAAAGATGGGGATCCAACTAGCTATAGCCTAGCTAACAATCCCGTGTTTGTAGAAAACTGCCGACAGGCACTGATGACAGGAGAACCTGGCTTCAGCTTTAACTTTGGAAAGAAACAAAATGAAACCCTTCGGAATGCATGTACTGAGGTTACTTCGGAAGACGACAGTGATGTTTGTAATCTTGGGAGCATCAATCTTGGCAATATTCAAAGTATTGATGAGTTCAAGTCAATTGTACACCTTGCCTCTAAGTTCCTTGTATGCGGAACTCTTAGAGCGGATTTACCTTACGACAAAGTTCACCGAGTTCGCGAGAAAAATCGGAGGCTCGGACTCGGACTCATGGGGATCCACGAATGGCTCCTTAAACGAGGCGCTGGATATATTGTTAGCCCAGAACTCCACAAATGGTTAAAGGTCTATCAGCAAGAAAGCGAGATAGCAGCCAATGAACACTGTGACCGATTCTACCTCAACCATCCAGCTGCATACAGAGCTATTGCACCTACAGGATCAATTGGTATCCTTGCAGGCACGACTACGGGGATTGAACCACTCTTTGCAGTGGCTTACAAGCGACGCTTCCTCACTGAAGGAACCAAATGGAAATACCAGTATGTTGTTGATGGCACGGCTCAAAACCTTATCTCAGAGTATGGAGTTGATCCAAGTAAGATTGAATCGGCTATTGACCTAAGTGAGAACTATGAACAACGAATCAAATTCCAAGCAGACATTCAAGATTATGTTGACATGTCAATCTCGTCAACCATCAATTTACCCTCCTGGGGAAGTGCTGGAAACAATGACAAGCGCGTACAGTCTTTTACAGAAACTCTTGCAAAATATGCCCCAAGACTGCGAGGTTTCACTTGCTATCCAGACGGAAGCCGAGGCGGACAACCTCTCACGAGTGTCCCCTATGAAGATGCAATCAAGAGCAGAGACATGATCTTTGACGAAGTTGACATCTGTGAATTCACAGGCCATGGTGGAAGTTGTGGCGTATGAGAGTAGTTGTTGTAGAACTAATTAACGGATGCCAGCTTGGTATCGAGCATGTGTCTGGTGATGAGGAAGACGAATACGAAGGGCTTATTGCCCTGAACATCTTTTTCTTTCGCTTCGTGTTTATGAAGATGAAAGAAACGTAGACAAAAAAATAGCCCCCTTGGAGCAATCCTTGGGGGCTTTTTTCATTTCTGGAAGTACTTAGCTGCCCAAGTACCCAGTTGTTTAAGTTTGTCTGAACCAGAATTTATCATATTATCTATGGGATCAGTTTTAGGAGCTTCCTTTGCAGGAGCATTATCACTCTTAAGTGCTCGTCTAGCTAAGTCAAGCATGATAGCTTGTTCAGTAGCCATGGTAGCATCTAGATGTGGTGTAGCGTCGTTGATATCTTTTCCAGGATACCTAGAGTTTGCTACCCCGTAAGACTG